ATCACCCGTATCATAGGACTGATTCAGCATCACGACGCCGGTATTGCGACCCGCGCCTTCTTTGACCGTACCCGCGCGAAGAGGACCCGAAAAGGTAGAGAAACTCATGATATTCCCTTATTTGCGCTCATCATCTCAAGGGAGAAGTCCGCCAAGTCGGTTGATGAGCAGATGGTCTTGGTTTAAAGAAAACTAACATAAAGGGTACAAAAAAGAAAGGGGCCGAAGCCCCTTTCCCTTTACTGCACCAGACTCAGTTCGAGCCGGGCGAACCAAAAATCCCGAGGGGATCGGACCAGCCGAAGCTGTAACGCTCACGAGCCTCGTAGCGCACGTTGCCCGTGTCGAAGTCACCATCCATGCCGGTAGACATCGGGGTACGAACGAAGTGCTTCAGGCCGTTGGGAACGTCGGTCATCAGGCCTTCTTTGACCGTACCCACGCGAAGAGGAACCGAAAAGGTAGGGAATATCATGAGTTTCTCTTATTTGCGCTCATCATCTCAAGGGAGACGGGTCTTGGGAAGGTCGTGGTTGTTCACGGCTGCTCCTGTGTGGTTCGACACAGGTAATGTACCTACGGTAAAAAACGCCGTCAAGCGGCGCGTAGTTTTTTGACATCAAAAGAAAAGGGGGCCGAAGCCCCCTCCAAACCCTTGATTTACAAGGACTTTTTAGTTCGAACCGGGAGAACCCCAGATCCCGAGCGGATCACTCCAGCCGAACGAATACCGCTCGCGCGCCTTGTACCGTACATTTCCGGTATCAAAGTCACCATCCATTCCGGTAGACATCGGGGTACGAACGAAGTGCTTCAGGCCGTTAGGAACGTCGGTCATCAGGAAGAAAGCGTTCGGGTCGGTCAGGAAGTTGTTGACCGTGTAGCCTTCTGCAATCGAACCCATCGCCTTGAGAGCGTTGATGTCGTTATCGGTCGTGCCGACACGCAGTTCGGTTTCCAGCAGACGCTTGGCAACAAACATCAGCGACGGCGGGATAATCAGCTTACGCGGTTTAGCCGCGATCAGCATCCCACGCTCATCGGTCCAAGCAGCGATCTGGATCACTGCGGCTTCCAGCGAGGTCTCGTTCAGGTCAGCGCCAGTGAAGGGCCGATTCTGGTTCCAGCCGCCGCTAACCAGCGGGTGACCAGTCGAAGCCGAGGTACCAGCGAACAGGGTAGCGTTGTCGCCACCGACGTAGCCAGCGGTGAAGCCGTTGTTCAGCACCGAAGCCGCCTTGACTTGCTTGGTGTAAGCCATTGCACGGGCCAGAGCCTTGGTGTAACGAGCCGACAGCGAGTCGTACAGGTTGTCTTCGACCGCTTCTTCGGTCAGCGAGAAGCCCATAGCGATGGTCTCATGGGTGTAACGAGCCACCCACGCTTCCTGCGCCGTGTCGTAAGCGATGGCCGCGCCCTCGGTTTTCACCGGAGCCGGTGCAAAGCCCGACAGCTTGGTCTCTTCTTCGAACGAACGCTCGGAACTCTCGACTTCGTAGATTTCCTTGTGCTGCTCGCCGTAGCGGTTGTACTCCATGCCGAACAGTGCGTTCAGGCCGGGGAGCAGTTCCTTGAGTAGTTGGGAACGACTAATAGCCATGATTCAGATCCTTTTAGGCGGCGGTAATGGTGGTCGCGTCGTACATATGCACGCCCGTGTTGAACTTCACGATGAGGTCGGTGTTGCTGCTACCGGCATCAATGAAGTCCACAACACGCAGAGTGAGCGAGGCAGTACGGGCGGGAGCAGCAACTCGGAGAGTCGAAAGACCCGTGGCCGTGTTTCCACCGAAGTTTTCAACCGCTGCTTGGTAACCACGAGTCGTGGCAGCAACCGAACCAGCCGCTTGAACCTGATACAACTGCTGGGGATCGTCGTTGACTTTGATGATGATGTTCTTGTAGCCAGCGGTGACCGCGTTAGCGGGCAGATACTGAGCATGAACTTGGTACTTCAGCACCGGGTCAACGTAGCTGACACCGACGCACACACCGATAACACCGCCCGTGGAGGTAGTGACAGCGGTAGAAGCCGCAGTGGGCTGACCAGCAGAAGCCGCGCCAATCAGAATGATGTCGCCGGTAAAAATCGGCGTAGCACTATCGACGGTGTAAGCGATCTCTCGCATAGCACCACCGGGGTTGGGACGACCGCCGATCAGATTGATCGGTCGAAGCCCGTAGGGAGAAGCGACGTTAGCCATTTATGGCCTCCAAAATTAAGGTTTAGACGAGCCTGAACCAAAGCTGCCACGCGAGGTCTCGGATTTATGGTCCTTGAACAGAGGCATACGCGGGTCGTTTTCACGGAAGAGCGTGTTATCGACCGAGTCCATCTGAGCGCGGGCTTGCTTGTTGTAATACGCATTGCGCTGGTCCATAAGCTCCGCAGGAGCTTTACACAGGATCAGACCGCCGATTTCAAGGTTGCCTGAAGGTGATGCCGTGAGCATCATCTCCGGATGATCTTCTGCACGTACCGGCTCCCAGCCTTCTCGCATTTTCCCCGACATGTTGGTCGGGTCAGCTTGACCGAGAATAGAGTGACGAATCCAACGGAAAACGTACCCCGGCTGCGGAATCGGATCGGGAAGTGTAGCGGCTGGTTGCCACTGACGAACCTTGCGCTCACGGGTATCCGTGTCGCGATTGACAAGACTACGTTCAGTACGATTTTCAGCCATTGTTCTGTCCCATAAGTTTAGCAACTTCCTTCGCGTAGGTTTCGAGCGGGATTCCTGCCCGCTTGGCAAAAGCAACCTGACTCTGCGAAAGCACGATTTTCTTGGGCGCTGTGCTTCGCGTTGCGGGTGCTACCACGTTTGCCGGTTTGACCTTTTTGGGCTTTTCCTCGACTACATCGTCCCCGAAGGCTTCGGGAAAGACTTGCCGAATACGCCGATTAAGACGTTCGTAATACTCGTCAGACGAGGTATCAACGCCCTGTTTGACCAATTTCTCATGCGCTCCCAGAGCGAAGCTGGTCATCTCTTCATCGACTCCGAACCAAGAATTCTGACGTTGCCACGCCTTAGCCTTGGGATCGGGTTGATTCTGGGAGGTTTCTGGTTCCTTATATACACTCCCGTTTTCTTCTTGTAAAGTATCTTCATCAGGAAGAGCAACGAGTTTTTCCTTTACCCGCGTCAGCTTGATCTTCGCATCGGCGATAGCCTCTTGGGCTTCGGCCAGAAGATCCGCGTCACCGTCCTCATACGCCTTCTTGAACTGGGCGCGGGCTTGAATCAGTTCTGCCTCAGTCGCAGCAACAGAAGCCTCAGTGGCCTCCTTGGTGGACCGTGTGGCATAGGTCTTGAGCTTCTTGTTCTCTTCAAAGACCTGACGAGCAAAACGAAGAGCCTCTTCCCGTTCACGGTCTGCGGCTTCTTTGGCCCGGCGCTCGTCGTGGTAGCCCTTGGACAGGTGCTGAATGCGCTTTTTGACCTTCTCGGAGTAATTCTCCAGTTCGTCTTCGGTTACTTCCGAAGGCGGCTCCGACGGCTCGCGGCCACGGTCTTTCTCGGGCGTATCGTCTACGACCTCGATCTCAATCTCTTCACCGGTATCGACGGCCTGCTCAGGGGCGTTCGCCGCCTTGGCTTCCTTCTCATCCGGGAACTCGAATTCGACTTGTTCACTCATGTTCAGCCTCCTGCACGCGCGATGCCGCGCGGATCTTCAACCACCGCTTCGACCATATCGTCGTTGATAAGTCGGAATTCACGACCGTGAATCTTGATGCGGGTTCCCGCATAAGCGCGGGTAATCACGAAATCGCCTTCCTTGCACCACGGACCCGTCGGAAACTTCTCAGTATCCTTATAGGCCATGTCACCGGCTTTCAGAACAAACAACACAACCGTGCTGTGCTCTTCGACTCGAATGGAAGAGTCGGGCTTATAGAGCCCCGATTCGTATTTTTCCTCTGCTTCAGGTACGGCGCACAGCAGCTTGTACCCCATGGGTTGGGGTAGTTGCTTCGCCGCGTTGTTGTCGTCATTCATCAAAATGCTCCAGTTTTCGCATGAGGTCGTGGATATGAGACTGTGCGAGGCTAAGACCCCGAATCACTCCGCACAGGTACTTGTAATCTTCAAAAGTCTTGGGCGCACCTTGCTGCAAAGCATCGGTGTTGGTTGCAATCTCCTCACCGTACTTGGCGAGGAGATGTCGTAGGACCTTTTCTTCCATTACTGCCCGCCACCGCTACGCTTAACGGCGTTCACAACTGTCTGGATGTTTGCCTGTCGGGACTGGACATCCACCTTCTTGTTCTCAAGCGCGAGCTTGGCCTGATCCAACTGCATCTTGGCCTGCGACTCCATCATCTTGCGCTGGCTGTCCTGAGCCTTGAGCTGAAGCTCTTGCTGCTGCATCTGGATGACCGGATCTTGAGCCTGTTGAGCAGCTTGTTCAGCTTGAGCCTGAGCGATATGCGACTGGAGGAGCTGTTGCGCGGCCATTGCGGACAACTGCGAGACTTGAACCTCCATCTCGGGCGTCATCTTGGTCGTACCTTCTTCCTCTGTACCCTCGTCTTCCATCGGAGGCAGAGACACGCCAAGCTGCTTCTCGATGTCCTTGCGGTACTTGAACGCAAGGTGGTCCATCATGTGCGACTGAATAGCCGCCATAATTTGCTGTGCAGCGGGGTTTTGCTGCATCATCTG